CTATAGATAAATATTATACCAAACCAAGTATAGTTACGTCTTGTTTACAATATGTTAATACAAACATAAATATATCAAAAACTGATTTAATTATAGAACCCAGCGCAGGAAACGGTGCGTTTATATCTGGAATAAAAAAGTTGTCAACGAATTTCTTATTTTATGATTTAGAACCGGAAAATGAAGAAATTATAAAGCAAGACTATTTAACTCTCAATACTAATAATATAAGAGAGAAGTTTAATACAAACGCAATTCATGTAATAGGTAATCCTCCCTTTGGTCGACAATCATCTATCGCAATAAAATTTATAAAAAAATCGTGTGAATTCAGCGACAGCGTATCCTTTATATTGCCCAAAAGTTTTAAAAAAGATAGTTTACAGAAATCATTTCCATTGTGCTTCCATTTACTATTTGAAATAGACATACCAGATAATTCGTTTTTAGTAGATGGCGTAGAACACGATGTTCCTTGTGTATTTCAGATTTGGCAAAAAAAAGAATTTGATAGAACCGTTTCCGAAAAAATGGAACCAGTCCATTTTGTATTTGTTGATAAAAATGAAGCACCAGATATTTCATTTCGACGCGTAGGAGTTAATGCTGGTAAAATAGATAAAAATATTGAAGATAAAAGTATCCAATCTCATTATTTCATAAGATTTACTAATAAAAAAAGTGTTGATGAAAATATATTGTTATTATCAAGTATAAATTATGAATTTAATAATACAGTAGGACCTAAATCAATTTCAAAACAGGAACTTATTTCCAAATTTAATCCGTTGCTTGGTTGAATATTTAATTGGTTTTGTTAATTTATTTATATGTATATAATTTATTCAATATCTACGTGGGTTAGCATATGCCGACGGCAGCACATTTTGGTTAGTCCCAATTCATCCAACACCTCACCCTCGGGAGTTTTTTGACTATATTCTTGTGTTAAATATATCACTTTTTCTACGTGTAAATCTTTAGACAACTTACGTTTTCTCACTTCTTCGCAATAATAACGATATTTATTGGCAATAACAGTGCCACAAGTAAAGCATTTAATTGGAATAATCATTTTTGTCTATATAATATTGTTTATATTATTCTATATCATTTTATAAATAATTCAATTTTTTATAAAATGATATATTTAACTTTTGTTTTATCATCTCTTAGTTTTATTTTTCCTGATTTACAATAATAGTAACAAAGGCAACTAAAATATATCTAGTTCCTTTTGTAATTTTTAAACCAGAATGTTTTATTTGTCCTGAATGAACCAATAAATCCCCTTGTTCTAATAATGTGGTTGTTCCATCGGCAAAGTATGTTCCACCACCTTCAAAGTCATTTGGACTGCTTAATAATATATTAGTCGATAAAAATGAACCATCATTATGTATTTCTAATTCATTTTGCATTTCTGTGCTGTATTTCACTATAAATAAATCTTTAATGTTAAACTCAATATTTGACGTTAATGAATATGAGTTTTTTATTCTTAAAAAAATGCTATTAAACGACAATAATATAAAATTTGAAATTGTGCCTATTTTTAATACAGGTAAATCAGTAGTCGGATAATTATTATGTCTTGTAACAGTCCATCCACCGTTGTTCTTAGCATATTTTTCCGCTTCAAAAATAATCCATTCGCAAACATTTTTTGAATATATATTTTGATATACATATCTTTGTATAAAACGGTTGTATACAATATTGTTTATACTGTCTTTATCGTCACAATTATTATTTAACTTATTCATAAAATCTATATCGTTTTCTAACTTTTTACATTTATAATTAGTTATTGTTTTTTCTTCATAAATCAACAAAAAATTATATTTACCCTTAGCATAATCTGTCTTAACAAATTCTGTTATTTCATCAGGAAACTTAAAATTAGCAGTATTATAAAATATTGTTTCATAAAAATCAAATGTAAATGGGTTTGTTAGTTTTAATTTAGAAATATCATTGTTACCTAATGAAAAATAAAAATAACATTCTTCTTTATTATAAATGGATGAATTTTCAGATTCATAATATGATATATTAGTTGGCTTAGCATTCCATAAATTTATAGCAATTATATTTCTATCATATGATTGTATATCATTTTCATTATTAAAAATATTAAGAATGTCAGACACACCGTGATATTTAGAACCATCAAATACAATTTGATTATATTTTTTTGGAAATATTATTTGATTTTTAGGTTTATTTTCAAATTCTTTAAACATATACTCATCTCGAGTGATATCAGTTAATAAAACTGGAAATTCTGAATCATCAAAATAAGTAACACAAGATAATATAGGGTGTGAATACTCATTTTTCGTCTTTCTTTTTTCTTCATCACAATCCACGTGTAAAATATTAATACTATCCTTGTAGACCTTTGTTTTATTCCAAAACTCAATATAATATTTATTAATATCGAGTTCTATATTTTTATCGATTAAAGACAATTGTTTAATATGAAATACTATAGTCTCATAAACAAATTTTTCCAATAAATCAAACCTGGCTTTATTTAAATCTAAAAGATTTAAAGAATAGTTATTTGTATTTACTAATTTAAATAACTTCTCTTTAATTTCTAACATTGTTTCATTTATAGCATATATTGTTGCCATTTACTTGTATAAATTGTAATCACGTAGTTTTTATATATTTAATAATCTATATATTTAATAATCTATATATATCCATCCTGTAACAATATATTTATCACTTGATATTGGCATTTTTCCACAATGTGGAAATGTCCAGCAAGCCGGAAATAAAATAAGTTTGCCCTGCTCAGGTTTAATTTTAAATGATTCTCCAAAACAAGTTTCCCCACCTTCTTCGACTGTATTAACATACCATAAAAATGTTATAACCCTGTTTTGTTGTATTTTGGCATCCACAAAAAAATCATTATGATACACATATTTACCTTTATTTTGTGTATATTTTTGCATTAATAATGAACCTCTTTTTAAATTTGTATTATTAAAAAAAATATACTTTAATTTTGTCTCGTTTAGACAATTATTTGTATTATTCAACATATCAAGATACTTTTTTATATTTCTTTTTAATTCATTGTTTAGTAATGAATGGTATTTATACCATTTTTCATCATTATCTGGAATATCCATATCAGTTGTGTCTTTAATCAATTTATTTACTCCAGAAAGCGTCCAGCCTTCTTTTTTATTAGTATCATTTTCGAAAAGCTTTATTAGTTCTATACAAAAATCGCTTGATAAAGAATTTTTATTAATATATATATATTTATCAAGAATCATAAAATATAGTATATTAATTGTTTTAATATATTATACTATAAAATATATTTTATTTGTAATATGTATTATTATTAATAATGTCATATAAATTAAACGGAATAGATATTCAGTATTTATTAGAGAGTGGTGGAACTAATACTTTTTCTTCTTATACAGGCACAAATAGACCAACATATAAAGCTAGAGATGCTAATAATAATATAGAAGAATTGTCATATCCGTTAAATTATAAAATAAATAATGTAGATATGAATACATATGCGAATGCGTATTCTCAACTGTATACAACTGTAGGTAGTGTACCTGTATCAACATTGATAACAGGAACTACAGATAGATATTATAAACATATATCCGCAATTATATGTGGTGGAGGTGGTGGAGCTGGTGGAGCTGGTGGACAAGGATATAAAGGTTATACTGGATTTACTAATGGAAATAGAACAAATGGTGGAAGAGGTGGTAATGGAGCTCCTTCAAATGTTCTTGTTATTCGTAATCAGTCTTTGTCAAATTCTACACAATTTGTTATAAATGTGGGGACTGGTGGACCTAGTGGTTCTGGTGGAGCCAGTGCTCCTGGAGGTTTTAGTGGCTCAAGTAGTGGGAAGTCTGGAGATAATGGAACACCTGGAACTCCTAGCTCTATTAGTTTTAGTAATTCTGTTTATATCACTGAAGCTGCTCAAGGTGGTGGGGGAGGAGGGAGCGGTAACAGCGCTAATGCTGGCGGGGGAGGCGCAGATAGAACTGCTATAGCAGACACATTTTCTGCTGGTACTTCTGCTGATACTACATTTACATCATATGGACCTCAAGCACGCATTAACAATAATAACGGGGTCGGTGGTCTTGGAGATGGAGCTGGTTCAGGACAACCAGGAACTAGTGGATTTGTAAAAGTATGGTTTTTATATCAAAATTAATAAAAATATTAAAACTATAAACACAATATTAAAAACAATAATACAAATAATACATCAATTTTTCAAGCAATATGTTTCATTATTTGTGTCAAATTATTAAACAAAATATAAATCAAGAAAAAGGAGAAAAACAAATCGAAGAATCTCGATTAGGTTGGGATGAATATTTTATGTCTATTGCTTTGCTCGCTTCTTGTCGCTCCCCTTGTTCTCGGCTTCACGTAGGCTCTGTCATTGTAAAAGATAATCGTCTAATTTCAATGGGATACAATGGTTTCATTCCCGGTGCGCCACATATTAGCCGTATTCATAATAATCACGAACAATCTATTATTCACAGCGAAATCAATGCGATAACCGATTGTGCTAAACGTGGAGCCAGTTTAGATAATGCTAAAATATACGTAACTCATTATCCGTGTATTAATTGCTTCCGCTCCATTGCGGCGTCCAATATTAAGGAAATTGTATATCTACATGATTACAATAATGACCATATTGTTGGACTATTAGCGGCCGATGCTGGCATAAAAATAATACAACTAGCGACTGCGTTATAAATTCTTTTTGTATAAAATTATAAAATATAAATAATATTATCATATTTTATAATGTCAAATAAAACACATAAGCGTCACTCTCGTCGCCATAATAAATCCAAGGGATATACACGTAAAACCAGAGTATATTTAGAGAAGGGACTATCGTCTATAAAGACGGGTTCACGAAAATATATGCCAAAGGTTAGAACAGGTTTAGAAAACGTAGGTGCTAAGGTTACCGATTCGGCTTCGAAAAGCGTTCCTATAATGCAGAAAAAGGCGAGACAGTTTTTGGGTATGATTGGCATAAACAAGCCACAAAGCCGACGAAACAAACGCGTTTCCTTTTTGATTATATAAGCAAAAAGCAATGACCATTATAGTTCTTTTACGGCTGTTATTTCTTTTACAATAGTTCCCTTGGTGCTTTTGACCTTTTTGTATCGTTTTTCATTTTTTTCGTCATTATGGAATTCGTCGTGACATTTATCACACACATTTAATAAATTGGCCGCGTGATTTTTATGGAAGTTTAGTCCAGTAGTCTTTATAATACCTTTATCATTTGCTTCCTGTTGGTGCTGTAAATGATGAACTTCTCTAGCCAAATTTTGACCACATTTTTCGCACATTCCCTTTATATTGGATGCGTTGTATCTAGATGGCTTTTGGTCTAATAAACTGGCCGAAATCGGATGATACTTCATACGAATATTATGCGCATCTGTTAAAAAGTCTTGCGGTAAACTAAGCGATTTACATACTTCTAGTCCATACATATTGTTTCCAGGGCCGTCCTTTAATTTTCTGTCATATATCAACGCATCCAACTTTTTGTCATATATTACGGACATATGCTTCAATACGACATTTTTTAGTTCAATAATTTCTTCATAGCTAATAATTTCGTGTAAATGAGTAGCAAATATAAAAGAACATTGCTGTTTATGTAATGCTCTAATTCCAGCAACAAAAATACTTACCGCACTAATACTTTCTGTTCCTGAACATAGTTCGTCGCCTAAAACAAGACTATTTTCATTCGATAGACGCAAAATGGTGCGTAATTCGGACATTTCAACCGCAAATGTGGATAGGCCTTTAAATAAATTATCGTTTCCTAAGATACGTGTAAAAATACATTTATAAGGATAATATTTAAAGCTTGATGCTGGCACATATAAACCTGACTGTGCCATAATAACAGAAATACCAAGGGCTCGAATAAAACTAGTTTTCCCTACGGCATTTGTTCCATAAAGAAGGATACCATCGACTTCATTAGTTCCTAATGTAATATCATTGGCAACGTATAATTCACTTTGTTGTAATTTCTCTATTAAACAGTGTCTCAAATCAGCAATCTTTACAAATGATTTGGTCGATTTTTCGTTTGAATTTGTCTCAATTTCTGGTTTACAATAATTATATTTTTCTGCTATAAATACTTTTGAATAAATTACATCAACAAAGGTAATTAGTTCGCAAATTATCTCAAACTTATCCTGAAATACTTCTAGTTCTCTAATAATCTTTGAATAAACACTGTTAACGGTATCAATGATATTTACTTTTATAGTTCCAACATCCTTACAAAGCTTGGATATTTGTTGGCTTGTAATCGTTTTACCTGTTGAGGATTGTTTATGAAATTCGATCGTTGTTTTACCAGTTTCTAATTGAAACAGTTTTTCAGTATTGTAATAAGTAGATTTGTATTTGAGTGTAACCGATTTATCCGTTTTGAAAAATTCTTCTAGTATTTTACAACGTCGGTCGGTTGCTATTAGGCTAAAATTGTTTTTCTCTGTTTCGTGTATTTTTACATATTCCGTCGCTGCTTTGTCATCATCGTCGTTTTTGTTGTCGTTTTCGTCGTCATCGTTTTCATTGTCTTTATTGATTGCTAAACTCAGTGATGCCTTTGATTTACTGGCAGGCTTCCTCGTTTTTTTATTTATAGTTTCATAATTAGAAATTAATGTGCTGAAATAAGAACGACAAGACTCTAATTGGTCTTGTGATTCCATTAATATCTGTATTTTCGTATCTAATTCTTGGTTTACACCTTCTCTAATAAAACTCTTTTCAATCTTCTGAATAACCTCAATATCCTTACAATAATCCATTATAAAAAGGGATTCCAATTTTTGTGTTAATTCATCTATATAAGCCAATAAATTTTCAAATACTTCTATTTCCAACCTTGATTTTAAATAATCCATTAATAATGGATTTCCTTTGACAAAATTATAGATTACTTTTGCCGATAAAATTCCACTGTATAGCTGATATATTGATTTCGGTGTCACTTTTTGTAGCATAATTTGCCTACAAATTTTAGAAAGGTCCTTGATTGGAGTCAACATGGTCTTCACTATTTTGTATTCGTCGGGTTTTTTAAGTAAATGTTCTGTTATGTCGTATTCTGTTTGTAAATAGTTTACATCTGTTACTGGGTTTAAAAATGTATAGGCGAATTTGCGTTTACCCATTGTCGTAATACACTCATTTAACATTTTAACGACAGAAGAATATTTGCCTTTATATTGGTCTGAATCTATAATATTTAATTGTTTTAATGAATGATTTGCTAATATTAAACGATTATTATCATTTTCAATAGTTGGCTCTGAAATTTTATATACCAAATTTGGATTGTGTTGATAAATAAAATCCAAAAGGTAGCAAAACGATTGGGTTGCCCATACTTTTTCATTAAATGACTCCATAAAAGCAGATATATCGTCGAATTTATAAAATCTGGATAGCAGCTGACTTTGGTATGTTTGTTTTTCACAGTTTAATGCTCTTTGAACATTTTTATTTGTGGTTTCCGACTCCAATAGGTTTACAAAATGGATTGATTTACTTTTAATATTGGCAAATCCAATGACATCATCAACATCATTTTTTGGTAAATTTGTTATAACAATTGTTTCACTTGGGTTATGTATTGATATGAAACGCTCTAACTCATCGAATGTTGTTGGATTTTTTATATATTGTTCCTGATATTCCATTATGCTAGTTTTTCCAGTGTAAATATCAATGATAGACACTCCGATATACA